TAGGCCGCTGATGCTGTTTTGTCTTTGCGCCCTGCTGCTATCTGCTTGGCGAACCTAGCCTTGAACGATCTACGCTTTGCCTTGTCCGCTTCACTCTCACCCTTTCTCGGTGGCTTGTTCTCTGCACCCTGCAAACCAAAACGGATCAGACGAACCTTGTCGCCCTGCTTTGCCAATACTGCATGGCTTTTCTCTGGATGCTTAGGTGTTCGCTTGGGCTTGTTGTAGCCCTCGAACCGTTCACCACGGTATGTGATAGCCAATAGAACCTCCAAAAAGGGATAGCCCCACCCCAAGGAGAGGAAGGGGCAGGGCCATCCAAACGCTTTAGATAGCTGCGTCGAACAGCATCTCAACACCGTAGGTGTCATCAAGCTCACCCACACCGTAGATAGCGGTGGCGTTAAGCTCGAAGGCCCGTAGTGATGCGTCACGTTGCGCTTCGATTTGGAAGTCACGCTTCATAGCGATAGCCAAGGCTTCGCGTGAGAAGACAGCGCCTTTCGCGTCATCATTGCCATCAACAGATACGTTTGCAGACTCGTAAACGTCGATGCCAGCGATAGTTCCAACGTAAGCGTTAACCATAGCCGTGTTCTGCGCGTCACCACCGTTGGGGTTAGCGAAGGT